ACTTTACCCCTAGTAAAGGGAATGATAAAGTATCAAGGGTACACGCAGTTGCCCCGTTGTTCGAAAGTGGAGTAGTGTGGATACCTGACGAAAGATGGGCTGAAGAAATGGTCGAAGAGTGTGCACAGTTCCCGTTTGGTGAACATGACGACTTAGTAGATTCTATGACTCAAGCCTTAATGAGATTTAGACAAGGCAATTTTGTGCGGTTATTCGATGATGAAGAAGAAGAGCCCACGGACCACGGAGAGACAGAGTATTACTAATGGTAGATTATAGAAACATAGATATGCTTATCGATGAAGATCCGGCCTATAGTCAAGATGAAAATATTGATCGTAGAATAGCAGAAAACGAAAGACAGTATGAAAAATTAAAAAATTTTTTTACAGATTTAAATACAGGTTTAAAGCCTATGATTGGTGAAGGGACCCCCATAGGAGTAGCTAGTGATTTTTCAAGAGATCTTTTATTACAAGCGGGTAAACGAATAGCACAACCTATTGATTATGTAGCAAAAAAAATATCTAGTCCTGATGTACCTGTAGGAGAACTTCAGAAAATAGCTCGAACAAATACGGGAATGAAAGGACTAAAATCTCAGATTCAAGTTCCTTTTGAAATGCTTGGAGAAACAGCTCAGTTTTTATTTGATCCAAAATATTATAGTGATTTACAAGAAAAAATCAAAGCTGGAACTTCAACTCAGATGGAAGAAAATATGGGAGTAATAGCTGGAGCTTTTGAAGTTGTAGGAGGTGCCGATTTAGTAAAATATATTTATAAAAAATTTGGTCCTGAGGTAGCTCAGATGATTACAAAAACACTCGGTAATAATTCAAGAGAACTAATTCAAAATTTAGATATACCTCTTGAACAAAAAAAAATAATTGTAGCTGACCTTATAGGTGAACTTGTAGACAAAAATCTTTTTAAATTTAGTGATAAAACTAGATTAGGTGGTAAAAAACCTAAAGGTTTTGCATTGGGTGGAACAGCAGAAGATTTTACACAGAACGTAGATTTTATGTCCGATCGTTTTATGAAAGATCCAGCTTTTGAACAAGAAGATGCTTTTGAAAAATCACTAGAAGGAGCCACAGCTTTTAATCCGTTTAAACTCCATAAACTTTTTAAAACATCTCCAGGTGTAGCCACTCCTAAAAATCTTAGGGAAGTAGGTCTATACAATGAATTAGTTGATACACAAAATATGGGTGGAGCAGACGTAGGAATTGAAACATTACTTCCAACTGTAAAATCAATTAGTGATAATGATTTTGCTTTTAAATCTTTTACAGTTGATAAATTAAATTCTGCTAACGCTCCTAAGAACGCAACACCTGAATCATGGAGACAGTTTTTAAAAGGAGGAGAACTTAAAGCTCCTGAAACAGAACTTCTTGATTCTGGTATGGAAGATTTTTTTATAGATAGCGATAAGATGTATCCTGGAAAAAAAATATCTAGAGAGCAATTGATTGATATTTATAATGAATCTCCAGTTGGTAATATAGAAATAAAAGTTAAAGATAAACCAAAATATGAAGAAGATTTAGGAACACTTCGAGATCAAAGAGAGTATACTGACTACGTAGGTAGACCAAGACACGAAAATTTTGGAAGTGCTCCAATTGATAATTTTGGAGAGAATTATCGTGAAATTGTAATTCAGTCAGGACCTATTCCAAATGACAGAAGTCCTTATGTTCAAAGTTCTCACTTTGAAGAACCGAATGTTATAGGCTTTACTCGTGTTGCTGATTATCAAAACACAAATGGTCAAACTGTATCCGTGATTCAAGAACTTCAAACAGATCTGTTAACAACAGTAAATAATGAACAACAAAGACTTAATGCAATGGTCAAAAGAGCAAAAAAACAATCTGAAGAGCTGAATGAAATTTATAATAACCCTCTATCAGACGCAAACGATCGTGATATTGCTCAGAGAAAACTTCAAGAAATAAAAAAAAATATGGGAGGAAGAACTATAGAAGAATTAGAAAATATGAGTGTTACTAAACCTTTTCCAACTAATGTTGGTCGTGAGAGAATATCCTCACTTCAAACAGATCTTATAAGTCTTCAAGATGAAATCGATGGATTATTGTTTAAGGATAGACAAAATCTATCACCTCTACAAACAACGAGACTAGAAGATTCTATTTCTGGTATTCAAAATAAACAAATAAAAATTTTTGATGATTTAGCTTCAATGAATCGTGAACATACATATGAGCAAAAATTACAAGGAGTTCGTGTTCCTAATGTATCAGATACTGATATTACAAAAGAATTAGCCGATTACGTAGAATCAGGTGGTGGCAGAGCCTTCTCCATAGGTACTAAAGAGCTTAACACTTTTCCTCCTGTTCCTTTTTCTAGACCAGGGGATTATATCGATCTTCTTTTAAAAGCTACAATCAAAGATGCTCAAAATAAAGGTATAAAGAAAATTGCTATTATGCCAGCTGACGTGGGAGCCAATAAAAGATGGGGTAAGACAGGAGATGCTGCAAAACGATTTAGAGATTTGTATGACAAAAAGATGATTCAAGAATTAAAAAATATTAAAAAGAAATATCCAGGATCAGAACTTAGACTAGAAAATATTCAAGATCCCTCCAAGCCTGAAGCTAGTTTTTTTGGTAAAAGACTTCAAGCTGATGGAACCTTTGAGGAATTATCTGGTGAAATAATAGAGGAAGTACCACAAATTAATTTTAAAAAAAGTATGGATGATGAGGATGTACTACGACAAATTAAGGCTTTTGATGATAGCTATGGCTTAGAAAATACAAAAGCTTTTGTTTCATTTAAACAAGAGGATGGTTCTGAAATTATACAAAGAATTGTCAAGGGTAGAGTTCCTGAAGGTAGAGTCATGCAAGATAGTTCTTTTAAACTAAGTGATGATTATACAACACAGGATCTTAAAGAGGCTCAATTTATGTTTGACGAATTTAACCCTCAATCGGTTCCTATGTACGTTTTAGATATATCCACGAGTTCAGCTCAGACTGGACCTATGTATTTATATAGGAAAAAAGAAGGTGGAACTATTGACAAAGATAGGTTAGTTTCTATAACAGATATATACGGATCATATGGTAGATAAATTTAACAGTACAGCAGAAACTCCTTACTTAGCCCAAGACGCTAAAACCGTTGGGGCTGGTGGACCTGATGTTATTGAAGTAATTGATGTAGGTGCAGAAATTCAATTAGGAACTGACAACGAAGAAATCAATGTAGAAATTATAGAAGATGGTTCTGCTATTATTGGAGAACAAGAAGAAGAACTTGTTGAAGATTTTAATTCCAACCTAGCAGAAATATTAGATGATGATCTTCAATCGGAAATTTCTAGTGATCTTCTAGAAAAATTTGAAAATGATAAAAGCACTCGTTCGGACTGGGAATTAACTTATAGAAATGGTTTAGACCTTTTAGGATTTAAATATACCGAACGTACAAGACCTTTCAGAGGAGCGGCTTCTGTAACACACCCAATGCTAGCTCAAGCTGTTACACAATTTCAAGCAATGGCTTATGTAGAATTATTACCAAGTGATGGACCAGTTAGAACACAAGTAGTTGGAGCCAACACGATAGAATTACAACAAGCAGCTGAAAGAGTAAAAGAATATATGAACTATGAAATTGTTCATGTAATGGAAGATTATAATCCAGAGATGGATCAACTTTTATTTCATTTACCTTTAGCTGGAAGTGCCTTTAAAAAAGTTTATTACGATACAACTCTTGGAAGAGCAACTGCACAGTTTGTTCAAGCTGATGATGTTGTTATTAATTATGGAGCATCAGATATAAATACATGTGGAAGACTTACACAAATTGTTACAATGCCCTACAACGATCTTCGCAAACAACAAGTTTCTGGTTTCTACAAAGATATAGAAATAACACCTACTTCAACTCCCGATAGCCAAGACAGTGGACTTCAAGAAAAAATGGATGAATTAGAAGGAGTATCTTCTGGAAATTATGCCATGAACGATATGGTAGAACTTTTAGAAATGCACGTTGATTTAGATATCGAAGGTTATGAAGATATTAATCCTAAAACAGGGGAACCTTCAGGAATTAAACTTCCTTACGTTGTTACTATTGATAAAGGATCAAGTACGGTTTTAAGTATCTATAGAAACTACAATGAAGAAGATCCTTTAAAAAAAAGAAATCATTATTTTGTTCATTACAAATTTATGCCTGGTCTAGGATTTTATGGCTTTGGTTTAATCCATATGATTGGTGGCTTATCAAGAACAGCTACCACTGCTTTAAGACAACTACTAGATGCTGGAACATTATCTAATTTACCGGCTGGCTTTAAAGCTAGAGGTATAAGAATACGTGATGATGCACAACCATTACAGCCTGGAGAATTCAGAGACATAGATGCACCTAACGGAAATATCCGTGAAGGATTGATGCCCCTCCCTTACAAGGGACCTGATCAAGTTCTATTTCAACTTCTAGGTTTCTGTGTACAAGCGGGGCAACAATTCGCAGCGGTTGCTGATATACAACTATCTGAAATAGGAGCTTCTCAAACTCCTGTAGGTACAACAATGGCATTAATGGAACGTGGCACAAAAGTTATGTCAGCGATTCATAAAAGATTACACTATGCTCAGAAAAAAGAATTTAAATTACTAGCTAAAATATTTAAAACTGTTTTACCACCTGTATATCCTTTTGATGTAAGTGGTGGTCCAAGAGACATTAAAGTTAAAGATTTCCAAGACAACATAGATATACTACCTGTATCTGATCCAAACATTTTCTCTATGTCACAAAGAGTTACTCTTGCTCAAAGTGAATTACAATTAGCACAAAGCAATCCACAAATGCACAATTTATATGAAGCTTATAGAAGAATGTATTTAGCCTTAGGTGTAAAAGATATTGAACAAATTTTACCAATTCCTCCACAACCACAAGCAATGAATCCAGCTCAAGAACATAGTATTGTTTTACTTGGTAAGCCTCTTAGAGTTTTCCCTGATCAAAGCCATGAGTTACATATTAAAGCACATAGATTGTTTTTATCTTCTCCTGTTGTTAGACAAAACCCAATGGTAGTTACAATGTTAATCTCTCATATTAATGATCACGTTTCTTATCTAGCACAAAAAACAGTGGATGAAGCAATGTTAGCTGAAGCACAAAAATTAAAAGAACAATATGGTGAACAGATACCACCTGAAATGATTCAACAACTAGAAGCACAAAGAGCAGTAGCTATTGATAGTGAAATTGTAAAAATTACAGAACAAATGGTTGCGGAAGAAGCTGAAGCTATGGCGGATACTAATATGGATCCTCTTGTTATGTTAAAACAACAAGAACTAGCACTTAAAGCACAAGATCTAGAACAGAATGCAGCAGAATCTGGTGAACAAATGGCTTTAAGAGAAAATCAATTTGATCAAAAAGTAAAAATGGATGCTTTAAAACTTGATGCACAATATGACATTGCAAATTTAAGAGCTGGAGTAGCTCAAGATAGAAATGCTATAAATGAGCAGAAGATAATCTTAGATGCTCAAAAAAATAATAATGAGAATGTAGGTTAAAATGCTTAATCAATTATTAGGCGGAGGCTTAGTTAAAACTGTAGGAGCAATAATAGATTCCGTTCACACAAGTGAAGAAGAAAAAAACAATGCTAAGATTAAACTCAAAGAAATTGAAGCAAGTCTTAATCAAGCACAAACTCAAATTAATTTAGCGGACGCTAAATCCACTGCTACAGGCATTGGTGGTATTATGCAGCGGTCGTGGCGCCCCCTCATCGGGATGAGTTGTGCGTTAGCAATATTGTGGGAGTACGTATTAAAACAATTTATAATTTTTATATTGGCAGCATTTAGTATTGAACATGCACCTTTACCTGAGCTTGACATGGCAACTTTATTCCCTCTTGTCATGGCTTTATTAGGCATGGCGGGAATAAGATCCTTCGACAAGGTCAAGAAAGTTAATTCAGATAAATAGTGATTCAAGATTCAACAAAAAATAGTAAAAGACTTACTTTAACTATCCCTCCTAAAAAAGGCCCTGTATCTCAAGGGTTGAAAATTAGTTATAATAATATAAAAATAATTAAGACAACAAAAAAAGGAACATCAAAATGATGCATGACTATTATAAGATACCTGGTTGGTTTAATTATCACGAGGCTTACGATAAACTAGCAACCGAACTACCCGACGAATCAACGATTGTAGAAATAGGATCATTCATGGGTAGATCTACAAAGTATTTAGCAACTAATTTTTGGAATGCAGAAAAAATGAAAGTTAGAATTCATTCTGTAGATACTTTTAAAGGTTCAAGCGAACATTCTTCTCTTAAAACAGGTAATGATTTTTCTTCTGTTTTTAAAGATAACTTACAGTTCTTTTTAAATAGAGAAATGGTTATACAACACAAAGGAAGATCCGATGATAAAGATATACTAGATTATTTTAAAGATGAATCTATTGATGCTTTAATGATTGACGGAGCTCATGAGTTAGAAGCTGTTAAAGAAGATATTATAAATTGGTATCCTAAAGTTAAAAAAGGTGGAGTAATTTTCGGGGATGATTTTTATTTAAAAAGTGTTCAAGAAGGAATGAAACAAGGGCTTAACCATGTAAAAGAACCTGAATATACAACTTATTCAAGTCAAGAGTCTGTATGGTTTATTAGCAAAGGTATTAACAGTGATACTACCTATCAAAAATTAGTACCTGGAATTAATTGCCTTGTCTGATCACACTATTTATTATGTTCAAAAAGAACTAAAGCTTTTAAAGGGAGATTTAATGAATTCCTTGACACAAGGGGTTGAAAAAATTGAAGATTACAAGTATATTCTAGGAAAGATACATATGCTTGACATATGCCAACAGGAAATTTCTCGACTGCTGGAAAAAGAGGAGACATTTGATGATTAATACTACTGATACTATAACTACTACTACTGACACTAAATCCTTTACAATACCTAAAGAAGTAAAGGAAAAGTTCGAAAATCCCGAACAATTTCTAAGAACTAATTTAACAGAAATGCAGAAATTACCTCAACCAACTGGTTGGAGGATTCTTGTTTTACCTTTTAAAGCAAAGCAGAAAACTAAAGGAGGGATTCTATTGACTGATAAAGCAGTAGAAGACTCACAACTAACTACAACTGTTGCTATGGTTTTAGCGACAGGTCCTGATGCTTATAAAGATGAAAATAAATTCCCAAGTGGCTCTTGGTGTAAGCAAGGCGACTGGGTCGTCTTTGGAAGATATTCAGGTTCAAGACTAAGAATAGAAGGTGGGGAAGTAAGGATATTAAATGATGACGAAATACTAGGCACCATTGAAAATCCAGAGGATATTTTATCAACCGTATAACATGGGAGGTTAAACCATGCAACAGGCACAAATAAACACTGCCAGAGACGAAAAAATGGTAGAGATGGATACTTCAGGTGATGATGTTGAAATAATATTAGATTCAAAAGAAAATAATGTTATTCAATCAGATCCTTATGAAGCTGTCAAAACAAACGAAGTAGAACCTTTATCACCTAGGGTAGAAGAGGAACCAGCTCAACAAAAAGAAGAGCTAGAAGACTATTCAACTGGTGTTAAAAAAAGAATTGATAAGCTAACTTTTAAATTAAGAGAAGCCGAAAGAGAAAGACAGGCTGCTCTTGATTATGCAACAAATGTGCAAAGGGAATTATCAGATAGCAAAAGAAAATACATTGACGTAGACAAAGGTTATATGTCTGAAAGTGAAGTTAGAAACAAAATGGCTTCTGATTTGGCTAGACAAAATCTTATTCAAGCTAGAGAAAATGGAGACTTCAATAAAGAAGAAGAGGCTCGTCAATCTTTAACAAAATTAGATTTAGAATCTGAAAGAATCAGAGTTACTAAAACTAAAAAAGAACGTGAATACGAGGAAACTTCAAAAGAACTTGATATGCAACAAGCGCAATATCAAGCTGCTATGCAACAGCAACAGCAACAACCTCGTCCTTCACAAAAAGCTATCTCATGGGCTGAAAGGAACTCTTGGTTCAATTCTGACCCTGATAAGACCGATTTAGCCAAAAGAGTACATCGTGGTTTAGTAGCAGAAGGATTTGACACTGAATCAGATGAGTACTATGATGAATTAACTAAAAGAGTTAGTGATAAGTTTCCGTCAGCAATAGCTGAGGATCAGGCGACTAGAAGAGGCACTTACGTCCAACCCGTTTCTTCTGCAACAAGGTCTGCAACCACTGGACGCAACAAATCTGTCAGGTTATCTCCTAGTCAGGTAAAAATAGCGAAAAAGCTAGGGGTTCCCTTAACTGAGTACGCTAAATATGTATAGGAGTGAAAAATGACAGAAGATAGTAAAATGAAAACACCAAGAAGTGCACAAACAAGGGAAACTGAAGCTTCACTGAAGCCTTGGTCTCCACCATCACAATTAGATGCTCCGCCGTGCCCTAATGGATTTAGGCAACGTTGGATAAGGGAACGTATTAATGGAATCGATGATTCTAAAAATATTAATGCGAAATTACGTGAAGGATGGGAATTAGTGAGAGCAGATGCTTACCCTGATTCCGCATACAGCGTATACACCGGATCCAGCCCAACCTTTAAGGGTGTCATTAGTGTAGGCGACTTGCTATTAGCAAGAATGCCCGAAGTAACTGCAAAGCAAAGAGATGCTTATTTTAAGAAAAAGACTTCAGATCAAACTGAGGCTTGGGAAACAGATGCTTTGAGAGATCAACACCCATCAATGCCTATGAATGTCGATAGGCAGAACAATGTGACTTTAGGCGGCAACAGAAATAAAAAATCTGATAACTAAAGTTTAAACTAAAGGAGTAAGAACATGGCAAATATGAGTGGAAACTTCGGTCTTCGCGCTATTCAGCAAATGGGTTCTGCGTACAATTCAAGTGGTACAAATGAATACGCAATTGCTAATGGCGAAGGCTCTGCTTTATTTCAAGGCGATCCCGTTACCCTAGTGGCTAACGGTAATATCGATATTGGTTCTACTGCTGGTGCAGAACTTATTGGCGTTTTTAATGGTTGTTTTTATACTGATCCAACTACACAAAAGCCGACTTGGATGAATTATTATCCAGGTAGCATCGCAGCAGATGATATCATTGCATACGTCTTTGATGACCCAAACAAGCAGTTTGAGGTCAAAATTGACGATACAAATGGCGGTCAAGCACAAGTAGGATCTAATGCTAACATTGCAACATATTCAGCGGGAAGTACCATTAATGGTATCTCGAATGTTGCTTTAGATGGTGGTAGTTTTACTACAGATGCAGCCGCTAATTTAAGGGTTGTAAGACTTTCCAAGGATGTTGAAAATAGCGACTACACAGCCGCTAATGCAAGCATTGTTGTTAAGATTAACTTACATGCCTTATCAGATACAACAGGAATATAGGAGGTTAAACTATGGCTATATCAAGAAGTCAACTCGTTAAAGAGTTAGAGCCCGGTTTGAATGCACTATTCGGCCTGGAGTACGCACGTTATGACAACCAAGCAGCACAAATTTTTGAAACAGAATCTTCTGATCGTGCATTCGAAGAAGAAGTAATGTTATCAGGATTTGCTAATGCTAGAGTAAAGCCTGAAGGTAGCTCAATCGTTTACGATTCAGCAAATGAAACCTTCACTGCTCGTTACACACATGAAACAATCGCACTTGCATTTGCAGTAACAGAAGAAGCTGTCGAAGATAATCTTTATGACAGAATCTCAGCTCGTTACACAAAAGCACTTGCTCGTTCCATGGCAAACACCAAACAGGTGAAAGGCGCAAACGTTTTAAACAACGGTTTTGACAACGCTTTCGCTGGTGGTGACGGTGTGGCTTTATTATCAGACGCCCATCCAACAGTTGGTGGAGGACCGCTTAGAAATGAGCTATCAACTCCAGCTGACTTGAATGAAGTATCTTTAGAGCAATCATTGATTGATATCTCAGCTTTCATCGACGAAAGAGGACTATTAATTGCTGCTCAAGGAAGAAAACTTATTATTCCACCAGCATTACAGTTTGTCGCTGACAGATTAATGGAATCAGCTTTAAGAGTTGGTACCGCTGACAATGACATTAATGCTATTAAGAATATGGGTATGATTCCTGAAGGTTATGTAGTGAATAACTACTTAACTGACACAGATGCTTTCTTCATCAAAACAGACGTTCCTAACGGTTTCAAACACTTTGTAAGAAGCCCAATTAGAACTTCTATGGAAGGTGATTTTGACACTGGAAACGTTAGATATAAAGCGAGAGAGAGATATTCTTTTGGATTCTCAGATCCTCGTTGTGTATTTGGCTCACCAGGTGCATAAGCGTAATCATAAATAATCTTTTAAAGGGCGCTTTACTGCGCCCTTTTTTTATTCTATAACTTAAACTACAAGCATTAATTAACACTTAGATACATACGACTGAGCTTGTCAGACGGTATAGAGACTATGTATCGAAAGGTCTATACAACCAAGGAGGTTTACTATGGCAAATACTACATTCTCAGGACCAGTCCGATCGGAAAATGGTTTTGAATCAATAACAACAAATACAACAACAGGTACTGTAACAACTAACGCTACTTACGGAACAAGTATCACAGGTGGTGTT